CAAATTAATAGTTCGATGTTTCATATAATACTCCTTTTTAAGGAGGTATTATATCAATATAGATATAATTGAGAAAATCAATAGTTGCGTGTAACATTGTATTTATTGCGCATATAATCGCCAGGATCATGCGCATAAGGATTATACTCGGCAACTTTATGCGTTGCAATTGCGTATCTCAGCGCGTCAATGCAATGGTCGTCTTTCTTGACTGGCTCATCATCACCACGCTCGGCCTTTTTTATGTCCCATACATAGCTTTCAATCTCTCGAATGGTGTTTTTGCACTCAGCACATATCAGCAATTTACCGTCACGAAAATCACTGCATAACTTTTGTATCCCATTATAGACATCATTATTTGCATGAATTGCATGAATACCACGTCTATTCAGTTCAACTTGAAACGCCTCTGCGCTGGGGTCAATGTAAACCTGTTTTACACCATAAGGCTCAATAAATACCTGAACATCATCAGCGAATTCACTGTTAACTTTTTGTCGCCCCTTCTTTGAGCGATCCCAAAAATACTCCTTTTCGACCCATAATTGCTTTCCGGTCTGTGTTTTAACGCCAGTTGATACACCAATCAATAAACACGCAAACGGGTTGGCCGAACCATAATCGATTGACGCGATATAATAATCCGCACAAGCTGGTGGTTTACGCACTACATAGATGTCCTTGTCAAAAAAATCAAAAACAGCACCCTCAGCGATACACCATAATCCTAGAATGTTGCGCTTATAAAACAGCCCAGACTGCCCTTTGCATAGGTCCTCAGCGTAATTTGCAGGTAAGTATGGGTTATCCTCAATAGTAAAATGCAGAGAATAATAACTAGGATCGCCTTGTTCCGCCAGATCAATCCACTGTTTCAGTATATGTGTAGGGTGCTTCGGGTTCATGGCTGCAAACAGTTGTGACCACTCACGCGATAGACGGCTTTTGATCATCTCAATAATTGACAGCGGATACAAAGTCATTTCATCGCAATAAACCAAAGAATAGGTGTCCCCCTGAAAATTGCCAATTGCCCCCTCATCTTTTGCGCCTAGAACAGTAATAATTTTGTCATGATAATACAGCTTTTTACCTGTCCACGCGCAAAAAGGGCGAAAGATTGCCAACTCTTTGCTTTCCATGATGAGCCGGATGACATTGCGATACGCGCTGTCGAAGGTGTGACCTACAATAAATATTTGTGAATCCGGACAGTTGTAACACGCCTGCAAAAAACGAAACAGCGTACAGACTGTTTTTCCGCTCCTGACGCTACCGTGCGCTAGATTGTACTTGCTAACACTTTCAACTATAAATTTTAGTTGCTTTGGCGCTAACGGTTGCATATAATGCCTGCAAAAATGGTATAATTATGTCTGTAACACGCTCTGAGATACTTGCAACTGTCATGCACATGATACAATCAATCGACAACATCCCACAAACAGCACTGCTAACACCAATCACACACTATGATTTGCTGTCTGTGCTTTGGTTATTCGTCTCTATACTTAACTGTGAAGAAGAACCACGGAAAACCGACTGAGCCATCGCCAACTGCTGCATAAACGCCCCAAATTGCGAAAGTATTTCAGGCGTAGCTGTGACAATGCTTTGTGCTTTTGCGCGTGCTTCTATTTCTATCAATTGTTTCTTTTGCTCCAGCTCTTTTTGCAACTTGCGATCATGTTCCTCATCCTCACGCTTGCGTATATCATCAAAATACATGCGCTGCCAACGCTGCGAAATGCCTTCGCGTACATTACTGTTTTTATTAAGGTACTTAATACCAATCATTTTAATCGCTTTATCATAGTACGGTAAGAATTCCGGGACGCGCTCAAAACATTCCCATTGTTTGTGTGAAAACATTTTTACGATTGTGTACCACTCACTTAGATGCAATGTATCAGGGTGCTCTTCGAGCCACGCAATCATCTCTTCGCCTAATTCAATCATTTTTTCTTTTGAAAATGATACTGTACGTGGTTTGCCGCCGGCCATGTGTCACCTTTTTTTATCTGTATTATTGTCACATAAAATATTTAATATAAAACAAAAAAAAACCGCGGGAACGCCCCGCGGTCGATATGAGAGACTTCAAAACACGTCTAAAATGTATATTTGCGTGTTTATTTTGTCAAATAACTTTTGACATGGGCAGCATGCGCGTGCAACAAGGGCAACGCTTGCGCTCAAGTAGATGTTTGGGGTTGATTATGTCACGTGCTTTGACTGCGCCGTCTGTGTAGTGCTCGATGCGTTCGGCCAATTTGCGACTAGGGTATGTTGTGCCACGGCAAATTACGGCAAGATGATTGTAATGTATACCAAGCTTGTACGCTGCTTCCATGAGCGTGATTTTGTGGGCGGATAAATACTGTTTGATCGCGTGTGACATAATATATTTCCTTTTTTGCACATTATAGCATACGTGCGTTAAATTTGTCAATAGATTATTTTTTCGATATCGAAAGTAATTTTTCTTGCATTAAAATACACGGATACGCTATATTTATGTCATCAAAGCGCAAGTCTCCCCGTTGACCCGCATAACAGCGGGCGGGTTGAGCGGTGCAGAGATACAAAACAATAACAGTGACTAACAAATAGGCACAAGCCTCAAGGATGAAGGAGGATGAAATGCAAAAATATTACATTAGATTTTCAAACGGTTTCGAAGAAACTTTTTTAGCAAAAAGCGACAGAGCTGCTAAATGCTATGCGACAAAAAGATTAACGTTTGAATCAGGCGCAGTATGTCTATCTAAAATAGATGTCGATGATAAAAAAACACCAATCGCTTGGCGAGATTTTTGGCAAAATTTAAATAATTTTGGCTGGGATAAATGGGTTTAAACACATGGGGCACAAGCCCCAATAAAAAATAGGAGTTTAGTATGAAACTTATTGCCAGTATTAGAGGGGAAAATAATTTACTCATTGGATTGCTTGTAAAAAAAGAAGGCAAATTCTGGAAAGTTTACGGAAAACCAATCAAAAAAGATTGGTATTTAGAAGACTATGAACACACAAACATTGAAGCGCAAACTTTACCCGAATTACTAATTGTAATAGCAGACTCGTATAATATAGGGGAATGGAATTTAAAATTTATAATTTAACACATAGGGCGCAAGCCCCAATATTTAGGAGAGAATTATGAAAATATATTTGAGTAAAGAAGATGGTAATTTTGCGAAATAACTAGAGTTTTACGAGGCTATGTTATGAGATATTTTGAGGGACTAACACAAGAAAATTTGATCAAAGCACGGTATAAAGACCTTGCGAAACAACATCATCCTGATGTTGGCGGCGACAAGGCCAGCATGCAGGAGATAAACACGCAATACGAACAGGTATTGCGTGGTCACTATCAAGCGGCAGGCAAAAGTATGCCGGAAATAGATGATTTGCTTGAAAAGGATCACGCTTTGCGAGAAAAGCTATGTTGCATTGCGGGGATTGTAGATCTAGTGATAGAGATTTGCGGGTCGTGGATATGGATAACAGGAAATACACGGGCGCACGCAGATACTCTAAAGAAAAATAATTTTCTTTGGGCGCCAAAAAAAAAGGCTTGGTACTGGCGCGCGGAAGCAAAGCGCAGATATAGCAAAAATACGCTATCAATGGATCAAATTCGCGATAGGCATGGAAGCCTGAGTGTTAATGGGAATAAATTTAGGAAAACAGCTCTAGCATAGAGCTTTAGGAGAGCCAAAAACATGAATCATTATAAAGATTGGGAATGTGCTTCTTGCGAAAAAAAAGAAGAGGAGATACACGAGATACGCGAATTCACCGCGGAGCTTGTAAAACAGTTGTATCAGCCTGGGGAATTTTCCCCTGAACGAGTAAATTTTTTAATGGAAAATTTGGTTGCGTATCTTGATTTGTGTACGCCGAACACACAATTGCAGGTGCAAAAAATCCATGACACATACTATCTAGATATGTGGATCCACGAAAACAATGAATATTTATCAACACTAGGAGAGCCAGCATGACAAGTTTTAATTTTTTACCACAAGACTATCAAGCCCCCGCGAGCGGGGGTGGTTACATGAAATTGCAGGACGGCGAAAATCGTATCCGTATCCTGAGTCACCCAATCCTAGGTTGGGAGGATTGGAGAGACAAAAAGCCATTGCGTTTTACTTTTGACGCCAAGCCGGCAAAGCCTGTGGACTCACAAAAACCAGTCAAACATTTTTGGGCGATGGTTGTGTGGAACTACAGCGAGGAGGCAATACAAATTCTTGAAATAACACAAACGACAATCCGTAACTCTATTGAAGGTTTTTGTAAAGACGCTGATTGGGGTGCGCCATACTTTTATGACATAAAAATCATACGCAAAGGGGATGGCATGGAAACCGAGTACGCAGTTAACCCAAGTCCGCATAAACCCCTAGCACCAGCTATAAAAGAAGCTTTTCTAGCAAAGCCGGCGTGGCTGCCGGCGTTGTTTAGCAATGGTGACCCGTTTGCAGATCACCCGAAATATACGACCGGCGTTTTCAGCGACGGCGAAGCAACCCCAAAGGGAAGGGGCGCCACCACTGCTAAAGGTGAGGCGATTACAGGCGCTCAGGCGCAAGAGCTGATTGATATATTGTCAGATTGCACAAAACAGTATCGCGAAGGAGTGTTGAAAACTATTGCGCAACCTCCTTTAAATTGCACGACAGTATATGAATTGGCGCCTAACGTGTATGAGAAAATACGCTCGGCAGCAATCCTGAATCGAAAACCCGAACAGGAAAATTTTGCCGGTTTTCCCGGGTTGGAGGCTGTAAATGAGTAAAATATATGATATTTTTACAGAAGTCGTGGACAGGCATGGCGAATATATAGAGATGGCGGGGGACAAAACCCCCGTTTTAATCATCAGTATTTTGTGTCAAATGGTGATGAAAGAGCGCGAGGAGAATGAATATTTACGCAGGAGGCTGAACAGTGAATCTGGTGCAGGGAAGCAATGAATGGTTAGAATTTAGACGTGGAAAAATTGGAGCTAGTGACGCGCCAGTCATTCTGGAACAATCGCCTTGGGCGACACCTTATCAATTATGGCTTGAGAAAATGGAGTTGTACTGCAAGCCTAAAAACTTTGCTATGCAAAGAGGGGTGGCGCTGGAGCCCTTAGCGCGACAAGCGTTTATGGACTACACGGGTCATAGTGTAAAGCCCGCGGTAGTCCAGAACCCACAATATGAATGGATGATCGCTAGTCTGGACGGCGTGACACCAGACAAACGTTATGCCGTTGAGATAAAATGCGCCGGAAAAACAGACCATGCATATGTAGAAAGAAAACGGGAACCGCCAAAAAAGTACATTTCGCAATTGCAACATCAAATGTATGTTGTTGGGTTGGATATGATCTATTACTACAGCTTTGACGGAGCGCAAGGAATTTGCGTGGAATATTACAGAGATGAAGATTTTATTGCGCAACTACTGCAAAAAGAGCTGGAATTTTGGAATAATATGTTAAACTTTACCCCGCCGGAAATGATAAAACGCGATTACGAATATCTTGCACAAATTTGGTGGCAAGCTGCATGATATAAACGGATCAACGATTAGTATTACCCCTATGACACTGTGTTATAGGGGTTTTTTTATTGATTAAAATTTTAAATACGATTTAGCATTGAAGAACAGATAAAAGACGACGCCCTAGGAGAGCCACAACTAAGGCGTCAATGAAAAACCCTCCAACGGCACTAACCAATGAAGTTTTTTCGGAACATATCATATGTCACACGTCA